GATAAGAATATATTAATTACCCCTAATACAGGGTCTGCCACCCTTAATCCTACAATTAGATTTAATGGCGCAAATAATACTCCTTTAACACTTCGCACACTTGATACAGGAACACTATCTTTTGAGGGTACAGCAGGTCAACTATTTTCAATTTCCGACGGCTTGTCTGGAACAATATTTTCTGTCAATGATATATCAGGTATTCCATCAATTGAAGTATTGGATACAGGATTAGTTAAGATATCACAATATAATGGGCAGGCAGTAATTGGTTCTTCTGCAGCCTTAACTTCTTCTTCTGTTGCTGCAATGTTATCAATGGTTACAAGATCTGCAACAACCCCAGGATTAATAGTAAGAGGTTTTACTTCTCAATCTGCCAATTTACAAGAATGGCAGAGTATAACTCCTGCTATAGTTGCAAGCGTAGGCCCTGCAGGAATTCTTACAGCAAGTTCATTCATACCAACATCATCTACAGTTCCGTCAAACGGAATGTATTTATCTGCAGCCAATACATTAAACTTTGCAACAAATACCACAAATAGAATGTCTATTGACTCTACTGGATTGGTTACTATTCCAGGTGCTCTTACAGTAACTGGCGACTTAACTATAAATGGAACAACAACAAATATTAATACAACTAATTTAGTTGTAGAGGATAAAAATGTTATTATAGGAGATGTTACTACTCCTTCTAATACAACCGCCGATGGCGGAGGAATAACTTTAAAGGGCGGAACAGATAAAACATTTAACTGGGTTAACTCAACATCCGCATGGACTTCATCTGAACCAATTATAGCTAATTCATTTATTCCATCATCATCTACAGTGCCTACAAATGGAATGTATTTATCTGCTGCAAATACATTAAATTTTTCAACAAATACTACTGCAAATAGATTAACAATTGATTCTACAGGTAATGTTGGAATTGCCTTAACAACACCTTTAGCAAAATTTCATATTGGTTCATCAACAACTGTATCTGATTTCCGTATGAGTAATAGTGCAGCATCTACGGTATTAAATATGTATACAACATCAAATGATATTGTATTACAAAATTCAACAGCTACAGGTCTATTATATTTGGGTACAAATGGTACAAATAGACTTTCAATTAATTCTAGTGGTTTAATTTCAATTTCAGGTGGCGCATTAGGTGGAACTGCTGGAAATGAAATAATTCTTCATCAAATATATGGAACAAATACTAATACTGATTATATTAAAACAAAACTTAAAAGACTTACAACAGGTGCTGATTGGACAACGGCACAAGCTACAATTCAAAGAACTATAGATACAACAGATATGGGCTATATTGGTTTTGGTGGAACTAGTGCATATGATGTTAGAATTGGATCATCTACAACTGATATTGCAGTTTTTGAACCAAATATAGTCAGATTTAAAGCGGCCTTAGGAGAATCTGTAACAGTTTCGGCAACCGCTGCAGCAACAACTGTTACGTATGATGCGATTACAAATAAAAATGTATTATATTATACTTCAAACTCTACTGCTAACTGGACATTTAATGTTCGTGGAAATGCAAGTACTACTCTTAATACATTAATGGATATAGGACAATCATTAACTGTTGTATTTATGAATACTAATGGTGCTACTCCTTATTACTCTACCGCTTTCCAAATTGATGGAACTGCAGTAACTCCAAAATGGGTAAATGGTACAGCACCTTCGGCGGGAAATGCAAGTAGCATTGACGTTTATACATATAATATAATTAAAACAGCATCAGCAACTTATACTGTTATGGCCTCTTTGTCTAAGTTTGCGTAGGTTTAAATATGCCGATACTTGGATCATTTGGTGGAGCTTCATTAAGAGGATTTGTATTTAAGACTACTGGATCTCAAGCTTACAGAACTATTCCAATAGTATCAACTCCAGTAACAAATTTTCAAGTAAGAATACAATTGACGTCTGCAAATTTTGATTATTCAAAAGTAAGAAGCGACGGCGGAGATTTAAGGTTTTGGACTTCTACCTCCTTTCTAACATCAATGTCTTATTGGATTGAAAAATGGACCTTAAATGGAACATCTGTAATTTGGGTAAATGTTCCAAGTGCATCAACAACAAATATATATATGACATATGGAAATTCTTCTTTGACATCACAAAGCAATATTGATAATGTAATGGATCAAGCGCTTTTATGTTGGTATTACGGATCTGGTGCAGTTAGTGGAGGAGCTCAAGCTTTTCAAACATTAGATTTTGTTGCTCAAGATACTGGAGCAAGTATTGCAAGCTACGACTGGGGAAGTGGCAATGTTACTATTGCTGGTCAAGGAACTAGAGCAGATTATGTTTCTTTGAGATGGAAAGGTTGGGTAAAACCAACTGCTACAACAGGATCTTATACTTTTTATATTAGAACTGATGATGGACAAAGAGTTTATATTGGTTCTGATTCAACAAGTTTAAGTTCTGCCCCAGGCTCTTGGACTGTAAGTTCTTGGATAGATCAAGGACCTACTGAATATAGTGGTGCAATTACTATTAATGACTCTATTCCAAGGTTTGTTTGGAATGAATGGTTTGAAACTGGCGGAGGTGCAGTAGCACAATTAGGGTGGACACCAGCGGGTGGAGCAAAATCATATCCAATTACTGTATCTCAATTAAGAGCTCCAAAGTATAGTGCAGCATTTGGAGATCCTTTTGCTTATGCTCCTACAGTTGGGTCTGAACAATTAACTGAATCAACAGCTCCTACACAATATAGATATTTTATCTTTCAGCCTTCAGCAATTCAAGGAGGGGGAGGAGATTCACTTTTACAGGTTTCAGAATTTAATTTAATGAATGGTGCAAGTAGAATAATTTCATCATCATACTATGCATGGAATTTATCTTTTTCACCAGCAGCAGCTGCTGCTAGTTCAAATTATCCAGTTGGAGAAGAACCAACATTAGCAAATGATGGAACTGTAACTACAAAATGGTTAGATCTTAGAGGAGCAAGCGGTGGTTTATGGATAGACTTAGGAAGCATTCAAACAACTACAGGATATCAATGGTACACAGCAAATGATGGAGTTTGGAGAGATCCAAAATCTTGGCAGGTCTGGGGTAGTACAGATAATACTACATGGTATTTATTAAGCGATGTAAGCAATTTTTCTGCCACAGCCACTAGACAAGCGCTTGCTGATAGCCGAACATGGAATGCAGTTAGAACACAACGTGCTACATATTCAATATCTCCAAGTACTACTTCAGTAAATGAAGGTTCATCTGTTACCATGACAACAACAACTACGGGATTTGGAACTGGAACATTATATTGGACTATATCTGGAGTATCTGGAACAGTAAATGATACAGACTTTAGTTCTCCCGCTTCTGCTGTAACAGCAGGAGGAACAGTATCAGTAACAAATAACTCAGGTTCATTTGCACTTACTTTATCAAATGATACTACAACAGAAGGATCAGAATCATTTGCAGTTCAATTAAGAACTGGATCTACTACAGGCCCTATTGTTGCAACAAGCTCTACAATTACAGTTGCTGATACTTCAGTTACACCTCCTGTTACCCCGCCAGTTACACCTCCTGTTACCCCGCCAGTTACACCTCCTGTAACACCTGCACCTTATCCAAATATTGGCAGCGTAATTGCTTACGGTGCTGGTGCAGGACAAGCCTGGACGGAAAATCAAGCATATGTAACTTGGGGTGGAAGTGGATGGGGATCATATACTGTTGTTGCATCAAATGGCTCATCAAGTAATAGCGCAAGCTCTGGTGGAGGTCCACCAGTATTACTTAGTGGTTTTTCCGCAGGAACAACTTATTCAGTAACAGTAACACTCTATGCTAATGCTAATTATGCTGGAAATACTGCATCAAATAGTACATCGTTTACTACAGCAGCAGCAGCGCCTGTCACACCGCCTGTCACACCGCCTGTCACGCCTGCGCCTGTCACACCGCCTGTCACACCGCCTGTCACACCTGCTTGTAGTGCTTGCTGTCAACTTGATGATGCTGGATTCTGTTCTGGAGGAAGTTATTATACTTATCAATATGATCCATGCTGCTACACTTCTTGTTCTCCAGTATACGTAGGCACTTGCTAAATTTAAAATAATTTGTTACAATAAATGTTAGACTACAAAAAGGATAAAAATGAAAACATACATAAATGTTAAAGTTGAAGAAGATCACGTTACAACCATAAGAATAAATGAAAACCCTAGACAGGCCTGGGTAGATTTTATATATGCTGTTTCAAATAACCCAACAATAGAATTAATTAGTGTTGAAAACAATATGGCAAAATTTTATTTTTATGTAAATGAAATTAAATCTGCAGAACAAACATTTAATATTGATGCACAGCCAGACCTGTTTGCAGCATATCAAAGTTCCCCTACTTTTGAAATTCTTGAACAAAATGAATGAAGAAAATAAAGTACTTACTCCTTGGCAAAAGTATAAACAAAATTTAGGACAGACAAGGCCTTGGGATTTAATTAATCCTAAAACTGAATGGGTAGACAAAATAATATCTGATGAAAGATTATCAATTTGTAAATCTTGCCCAGAATTAATAGAATTGACTAATCAATGCAAAAAATGTGGATGTTTTATGAATGCAAAGACACGATTGCAAATAGCTGCATGTCCAATTGGTAAGTGGTAATATGAAAGAGTTAGCTCCAGGAATTGTTGTATTTGAGAATATATTTCCTAAATCAATGGAATACATTAAAAAAATAGAAGAGGCAGGAATTTTTTGGAGAACTGCAGAAGTACTTGTAAATGAAAAACAACATGAGTCAGGAACAAATACAAAAGCTAGAGATACAGATTTAATTATGCTGCCTCATAATGAATCAAATGAAACGGGTATTCTTGCAGAATTTACAAAAGAATTTTATGATAACATGAAGCCATGTTTAGATATTTATATAGCTAATCATTATGCAAAAATAGAAAAACTTGAATCACCTCAACTATTAAGATATGGGAAAGAGCAGATGTTTCATAATCATATAGATGATCATCCATTTTTTACTCGTAGAATATCTCTGACCTATTATTTAAACGATGACTATGAAGGCGGAGATGTTGAATTTAATAGACATGGTTTAAGATTTAAGGCAAAGAAAAATGATCTTTTAATTTTCCCTTCAAATTTTATATATAATCATCAAGTTCATCCAGTAACAGATGGACTTAGATATGTGGTGGTTCAATGGATGGCATAAATAGAGAAGTTGGATTAATTAAAAATGTTTTAAACTCTGCTGATTTTGATAGGCTTCGTATGCATTTTAAAAATCATGAAGGTTTAAAAGCAGCACCTACTGATGAATTTGGTAGAAAATTAGCAGGAGATCAATCAGAATCAATATTAAAAGAGTTTAGTGAAATGCTATTGCCATTAGTAAGAGACTATTTTGGAAGTCAGACAATGCTTCCATCATATTCCTTATTTGCAGAATATTCTGATGAAACAATTAGTCTTCATAAGCATAAAGATGCAAATGCTTGCACATATACACTTGATCTAGTTCTATATCAAGGAGATCCATGGGCACTTTATGTAGATGGAATTCCTTATATAGCAAAACCAAATGAAGCAATTTTGTTTATGGGAGAAGAATACGAACACTGGAGAGAAACACTTTATAACAATACGGGTAAAATAGGTGTAGTATTTTTCCATTATGTAGAACCAGATCATTGGTATTTTACAGAAGGACCACAACATTTTTATAAAATACTAGAAAATAGGAGAATGAAAAAAGAATGAGTGTAAATGTAAACACAAGATCAATAAAAAGCTTCTTACCACAAGAGCTATTTGAGAAAATCAAGAAACAAATACTTGATATGAATCTAGGCCCTGACGGTCCACATTTTTATCATACAGTTGCTGGTAGATGGCTAGAAGAGGTAAGATTTGATGCTGAAATAGAAGCAGAGTTGTTAGAAATAGCAAAAAAAACTTTTGGTTCTGAAACTCTTCGCAGGGCAGGATTTCATACTGGAAGATATCAAAAGCAAAATGGTGTAAAGCCACAATTATGGAAACATTATGATCAATCTGCATGTCAATACTCTTTAGATATTTGTATTGATAAAAATGTTGACTGGCAACTATCTGTTGATGATGTTTGTTATGATGAGCAGCCAAATGACTGCATTGTATTTTGCGGTAATGAAAGCATGCATTGGAGACCAGAATATCCTACAGAAGATGAGGATAAGTTTGTTCATTTATTATTTATGCAATTTGCAGAACCAGATCACTGGGCATTTAAGCCAAACGGGTTTGCTGAAAATTCATGGAAATCAGATTTTAGATTTAGAGCAAAAATGGGGTATTGGTCAATGCCAGACTACAGTAATGATAGACCCATATGCTCATGCTGTGATTATAGAACAGTATTAAATTTTGAAGAAAGATATCAAGCTGAAAAACATTTGTGGGAAACAAATTAATAGTTTGTTTTCTAGTAAAATTATGCTACAATAAGTATTGTATCATTTATAATAGAAAAGGATAAAAATGACAATTAACTATAACGATCTTTTAACCCCAGATCAAAAGAGATCTATCGTGTCTCAAAGAATATCGCAACTTGCAGCAGAGGCATATCAGCATTCTCTTAATAAGAAGGCATTTGAAGGTGTTGAAGATCAATCTGGTATTGAGTCTTCTGAAAAGGCTATTGCTATTTTAGAATCAGCCTTAGCTGTACACGAAGAAGAGTTAAAGTCTTTACCTGCCCCAGCAGCAGAATAATATTCTGATATAATAAAAGAATGGCTACTTCATATCCTACGTCCATTGATACTGGAACTAATTTACCAGATCCGCTATCCACAGATACTCTTGCAACCGTTTCTCATTCTACTTTACATAAAAATGTAAATGATGCTATAAAAGCAATAGAAACTAAGTTGGGTACAGGCACAACTATAGCAGCTGCCAATGGTGGAACTGGTCAGTCAACCTATGCTATTGGAGATATTTTATATGCCTCTACAACATCTGCATTATCAAAACTTGCAGATGTAGCAACAGGAAATGCTTTAATTTCTGGCGGAGTTGGAGTAATTCCTTCATGGGGCAAAATTGGATTAACTACACATATTAGTGGAACATTACCAATTGCAAATGGTGGAACAAATGCAACTTCAGCAAATGCAGCAATGGCAAACTTAATGGGATATACATCAACTGCAACTGCAGGAGCAACAACAACTTTAACTAATACTAGCTCATATTATCAACAATTTACTGGAACATTAGCTCAAACAGTTCAACTTCCTTCAACTTCCACATTAGCACAAGGTTGGACATTTCATATTGTAAACAATAGTACTGGTAATTTGTCAGTTGTTTCAAGTACATCTGTTTCAATTATTACAGTACCTGCAGGAACAACTGCAATGGTTACGTGTATTGATATTACGGTAAATACATTAGCAGCTTGGGAATCTGGATTAACAGATTTTAGTACATATACTGGAACAGGAGCAGTGGTATTTGGAACAGGTCCAACTATTACTCTTGCAAATGGTACTGGACTTCCTATTAGCACTGGTGTATCTGGTTTAGGAACTGGTGTAGCCGCTGCCCTTGCTATCAATACTGGTTCTGCGGGTGCACCTGTTTTATTTAATGGTGCACTTGGAACCCCTACTTCTGGAACTCTTACTAGCGTTACTGGTTTACCTTTAACAACTGGAGTAACTGGAATTTTGTCTATAGCAAATGGCGGAACAAATCAAACTGGAACAATTACTACAGTAGCTCCAGTAGTAACTACAACTCCATTAGCATTGGCAACAAATTATAAAGTTCAGTTTACTCCAAACGCTACTGTTGCATTGACTTCAACGGTTCCAGCAGCTGGAATTGAATGTACTTTAATAGTTTTAACAAGTGGAACTACCGCATATACTTTAACATTTAGCACAGGATTTATATCACAGGGAACACTATCAACTGGTGCAGTTACTGGAAAATATTTTATTCTTAAATTTATATCAAACGGAACAAATCTAATAGAAGTATCTAGAACGCTTGCAATGTAGGAGGATATAAATGTCCTATCAAGATATTATTTTAAAAGATAGCCCAATTGGATTTTGGCCTTTAGATGAACTTTATACAAGCTCATATGTTGTTTCAACTTATGATGATGCAAATACTTTTTATGACGAGCCAGCATATTATAATTCTGGATCTATTTATTCTGGAGTAGCTTTAGATAAATCTGGATGCTTAAATCATGGAGTCTACGTAGAAGATTTTCCATTAAATGATTATTTAATGCCTCTAGTATCAAGCGGCGTATATTCAACTAACATTACAAGTAGGGGCTATATTAGATTGCCGCTGAATAAAAACTATTACGGTAAATTATTAGAAGAAGGCTTTGGAACAAAATATAATTCAGACAATAATTTTACATTAGAGACTTGGCTGTATCCAAGAATATCCAGCGGAACCGTGTCTCCAATATTTGCAGATTTTTCAAATAGTATTGGAATTTTTTATGACAATGGTAATATTGTTTTTAAATTAAATTCTGAAAGATTAGATTATACTCTTCCGTATATCAATAAGTCTGTTCATGTTGTTGCAGTTTATGATAAAGATTTAATTAAACTTTATATAGATGGTAAATTAGTTAATTATAAATCATTAACTAATTTTAAATTTACAAATAGCTTATTAAATTTAAATATTGGTCCAACAAAAAATATAACAGATTCATTTTTAATAGATGCACCATCTGTTTATAGATATGCACTTTCAGCAGAACAAATACTAAAGCATTATAATGGATCTAAAATAATATCCTCAATTCAAATTGTATATCCAGATGAAGGTTCATTATTTACCACAATGGTTTCAAATCAAGATTATATTTATAGTTATTCTTATCCAGCAAATAAACCTTGGAAGTATTTTGCTACCGACAATTTATATATTAATGAATCAGAGAATTATATTTCATTGTATAAAAACGACGTAGTTGCCTCTACAAGCGTCGTTCTAACAGATTACATCCTGATACCTCAGGCACTACCTATAAGTGCCTCTAAGGTCGAATGGGACGGCGATAACGGGGTCTCTGTAAGAGTTAGTAACGACGGATCATCTTGGTATAATTGTGTAAATGGAAGATCCCTTCCAAACTATATTCTTGGATCTGGAACATTTAGTTCTGAAAGAGGTTTATATATAGAAATAACCCTTAGTTCTAGTTTAACATCTAAATATACTCCAGTGTTAAAGTATTTTAAGATAACTTTTTATGATGGCAAAACAGTATATTCAGAAAATAGCGGTGATTACATTTCCTCAATGCAATCGGTTGGTTTATCCAATAATAATAACTGGGATTTAGATATATCTGGATCACAGTATAATATATTATCAAGAGATCAAAATAATGGAATTAGGCCAAACCTTCCAGGATTTTATTTAAGCACCTTAAAGAAAACAAAAACAATAGAGTCTTTTTTTACTCCAGAGTCTATTTCTAATGGTTATTTATTTTATGCTGCTACAGAATCTACTCCCGCCTATTTTTCTTGGGCGGCAGGAGGAGCAATATCAAAAGCTAATATAGCGGCTATTTATGTAAATGGAATAAATAGATCTTCAGAAACCAATATATCTTCATTTATTATTGCTGGGGAATTGCATCATATTGTTATTGTTCTTTCTAGTTTTACCACAGGAGATATTTGGTTTAATGTTAAATCGGAGGCAGGAACTTGGTCAAATCCATTACCAAGAAACCTATATCAAAATATAGCCATATATAATAAGGCGTTTACTTCGACAGAAGCAATAAATCATTATAATATGTATATCGATAACTACATGGTTTCAGCAGACGATTCGTCATTTGCCCTGACAGATTTAGATCCAATTGTTTATGATAGAGACTGGATAGCTATAAAATCTAGATAATATGTGAGTCTGCTGTACAAAAAGCTGGACTTTGACATTAAACGATGGTAAAATGAATGTCTATGGATATCAATAAAGTTAACACTCAGGTAATGGACGAAGAGACTCGTCTAGGAATTTATGTGTGGGAAATGCCAGATGGTCGCTGGATAGGCGATGATGATGGTAATTATTTATCAATTACAGCAACAAAAGGGAATAGGTCAAGAATAGATGCATTGGCTAGAGAAGTTCGCTCATACGGTATATACGAAGGTTCTCCGCTATTTCTTTCTGGAAGAAGAAAAATTGACGACGAAGAATTTGAATACCAACAGCAAAGATTAAAGTGGGGTCTTGTCCCAGATAGTTTAGATATTGGAAACTATAAAGATGAAATGAAAGCATTAAATAAACCAAGGAGCTAAAATGGAATTAATTGAAGATAATGATAATTCAGAATCAATAGAGTTAAGTAATGTTGCCGACTGGTTTAAATTTAATAGCAAAGAAGAGTCTACAGATAATGATCCATTTAAAATTGAAGGCGAAGAGCTTAAAAAAGTTTATGGGTTAAGTCCAGCATTTAGAAGAAAAATGAATCGTGATTTTTCTAAATCTTTAACTGGTTCTGATGGAACGGGAACACAACAAAATCTATTAGCACAAGCCATTACTGGCTACGCAATGTTTGATTTGATTGAGCCACCTTATAACTTAGAATATTTATCAAAAATTTATGAAGTATCAACTTATAACTATGCAGCAATTAATGCAAAGGTTTCTAATATAGTTGGTCTAGGATACGACTTTATTGAAACAAGAAAAACTAATGATGCTTTTGATGCAATAACAGATGATAAGCAATTGGAAAGAGCACGTAGAAAATTAAATAAATTAAAGCAGGATATGCAGGCTTGGTTAGATTCAACAAATGATGAAGATACATTTACTCAGACTTTAATAAAAGCCTTTACAGATTACGAAGCAACAGGAAATGGCTATATTGAAGTTGGTAGAACAGCAACTGGAAATATAGGATACATCGGACATATCCCAGCAAAGACAATGCGTGTTAGACGTTTACGTGATGGTTTTATGCAATTGCTTTACGGCAAAGCTGTTTATTTTAGAAATTTTGGAGACATGGAAACGGTAAGTCCTATTATGGGACAAGAAGATCGTCCAAACGAAATTATTCATTTGAAAAAATATACACCAATGAATAACTACTATGGAATTCCAGATATCATTGCTGCACAGACAGCGCTTGCTGGAAATGAATTTGCTGGAAGATATAACTTAGATTATTTTGAAAATAAGGCAGTCCCAAGATATATTATTACTGTAAAGGGAGCCAAGCTTTCTCCAGAATCAGAACGTAAATTACTTGAATTTTTCCAGGTTGGATTAAAGGGAAAGAATCACCGTTCTCTCTATATCCCATTGCCTGCGGATTCTCCTGATTCAAAAACAGAATTTAAAATGGAGCCAATTGAGGCGGGGACTCAAGAAGGTTCATTTAACACTTATAGAAAAGCTAACCGTGATGAGATCCTTCTTGCCCATCGTGTTCCTATTAATAAAATCGGAACCCCAGAAGGCGTCAATTTAGCTGTAGCAAGAGATGCTGATAAGACATTTAAAGAACAGGTTTGTAGACCAGCACAAATGATTTTAGAGAAAAAAATAAATAAAGTATTTGAAGAAAAAACAGATGCATTAGTTCTTAAATTTAATGAGCTTACGCTTACAGATGAAGATACTCAGTCCAAAATTGATGAACGTTATTTACGTATGCAGGTTATTACGCCTAATGAAGTTCGAATTAGAAAGGGCATGATTCCTTTAGATGGCGGAGATGAAGTAGTGGATTTAAAAGGTCAACCCGCTTCTGAGCAATTAGCTCAAGCAGGAAATACAAGACAGCGTTCTCAAAATCGTCAGGCAAATTCTCCAGATGTTTCTGGTGAGGGAAGAAATGCAAAAGGCGATGGAAGACAAGTTCAGTAAACCTGCTCAACTACTATTTGCCTTTTTATATATAAGTAGATAAAATTAAGCATATGAACATTGAAAAGTCACATTGGTCTAGTAATGGCGAAAATCTACATTTATCAGTTCCATTTACTAAGGTTAATAAAGAGAAAAGAACCGTCTCTGGTTTTGCAACATTAGATAATGTTGACCAGACTGGCGATGTTGTCACTGCTGAAGCAAGCTTAAAAGCATTTGAAAATTTCAGAGGAAATCTTCGTGAGATGCATCAGCCACTTGCAGTCGGTAAAGTTGTAAACTTTAAGCCAGAAACTTTTTATGATCCAATTACAAAAGCATTTTATAATGGCGTATATGTAACATCTTACATCTCTAAGGGATCACCAGATACTTGGGAAAAGGTTTTAGATGGAACATTAACAGGTTTTTCAATCGGCGGAAAAATTAAAGAGTCAGATAACGAAGTCAATAAAGCAACAGGACAATCAGTACGTTTTATAAAAGACTATGATTTGTTAGAGCTTTCAATTGTTGATTCTCCAGCAAATGAATTATGCAATATTTTTTCTATTGAAAAAATGAATGGCAAATTAGTATTTAAAGGAATGGCAACAGAAATAGTTGCAGAAAATATTTTTTATTGTGAAGATAGTAATTCAGTTTTTATGTCAACAGAAAAAACATTTGACTCCCCAATATCAGGTAAGCCAGCAACATTGATAGGTTGGGTAGAAAGTTCAGATGTAAACAAGACAAGAGAAATAGATAAGATTCTTGATTCATATAAGAATTCAAGATTAACGTTGCCTGAAACACAAACAATAGCAAAACAGGCAAACGCAGAAGGAGGTAATGAAGTGTCAGAAAATACAGAAAACGTAATTGCTGAAGATGCAGTAGCACCAGAAGCAATCGTAGAAGAAACACCAGTTGTTGCTGAGGAAGCAACAGCTATTGAAGATGCACCTGCAGTAGCAGATGCAGATGCTTCTGCCGAATCCGTTGAAAAAGCAGCCGATGTATCAGAAGTTATGGTTGATGAACCTGATTTTGCAAAAATGTTGGTTGATTTAAAGGGCTTTTTCTCGGAGACTCTAAGTAAGGCTACTGAAGCAAATGTAGCTCAGGTTTCTTCAATTAAAGAAACTGTTGATAATTTCAGCAAGAGCGTAGATGGTAGAATTACAGAGTTGGCAGAGCAGCACAATATTCTTAGTGCAGCTGTTAATGATATTAAGAGCACAATAAACGGCGTTGAAAAACGTGTAGACGCAGTAGAAAACGATACTGCAATTAAGAAGTCCTCTGACCTTGGCGGGTCACAGGAAGTAGTAATCAAAAAATCCAAATGGAACGGTTCTTTCCTCGGTTCCGTAAATGAAATCTTTAACTAAGGTAGGTAAAAATAATGAGCAATGATTTATTAAAAGACATAGCAGCTGGAACAACAGCTACTGGTACATTTGCTTCTACAACTGGTGGATCAGGTATTCACACAGCGTCAGAAAATGGTAACGGTGGTTTATTAAACCCAGAACAATCTGCTCGATTTCTAGATTATATGTTCGATTCAACCGTAATTGGTAAGGTCGCACGTACAATCCGCATGAAGTCAGATACAACAGAAATTGATAGAGTAGGTGTAGGCGAGAAGCTTATGAAGCTCGCAACAGAAGGTGACAATACAGGTTCAAACGCTGCTGTTACATTCTCAAAGATTTCTCTCACAACAAAGAAGCTTCGCTTAGATTGGGAACTTTCAACTGAGTCTCTAGAAGACAATATCGAAGGTCCAGATCTAGAAGATCACATCGCCAGAATGATGGCAACACAGGCAGGAAATGACATTGAAGATGTACTTCTAAATGGTAACACTGCACTTTCATCAGATGCACTATACAAGGCCTTCAACGGTGTTGTAAAGAAGTCTAAGACCTATGGTCGCGTAGTTGACGCAGGTGGAGCAGCAGTTTCACGTGCAGTATTCAACTCAGCACTTAAGGCACTTCCACGTAAGTACAAGCAACGTCGTACAGACCTTCGCTTCCTTGCAGGATCAAACTTGATCCAGGATTTCCTATATGCTAACAGCATTGGTACAAACCAGACAATCCCACAGGATATTGCTTCAAGCATCATCCGTGGCGATGTTCAGCCATTGTCAGGTCCAGCAGGATATGTAGCTCCATACGCATTTGGTATTCCAATCGTTGAAGTTCCACTTCTTCCAGAGACACAGACTGGTGACTACTCAGGAGCAGCAGGTTCACACGGTGACATCCACTTGACATTCCCAAATAACATTGTTATTGGTATCAAGCGTGACGTAACTGTTTACCGCTTCTTCTGGCCACGTAAGGACTCAATCGAGTACACAATGTATACTCGTGTTGGCGTTCAAATCGAACAAGCAGATGCTTGGGTTGTAGTAAAGAACGTTAAGGTTGCTTCTTAATTAATTAAGAATTAAAACCATAGAAAGGCCCCTAATTAATTTTAGGGGCTTTTCATTTTAATTTTTCAATGCTATAATTGATTTACTTAGACTAAGGAGAAATACATGTCATTCGAGACATTGAAGGTTGCAGAACTTAAGAAAATAGCAGAAGACTTTGCTGTAGATGCAGAAAGTTTAAAAAATAAAGCCGATATTATTGCTGCTCTCTCTGAAGAGGGAGTTACATGGGCGGTATATCAAAAGACAATTAAAGACCTAGAAGATGCAGAAGAAGATTCAGATGACATTTTGCCAAGGTTTGATTCAAAGAAAGAGCAAATCGGAGACACCGTACTTGTAAGAATGACTAGAGCTAATTTTAGATATGATATTCTAGGTCATACATTTACAAAAGAACATCCGTTTGTTGCAATGAATGAAGAAGACGCACAATCAATTTTTGATATAGAGGAGGGTTTTCGTTTAGCCACACCAAAGGAAGTACAAGAGTATTACGGCTAAGCTTAAACATTAATAAATGGAAATTTTAGTAGGATCTAATCCACCAGTAAAGCACAAAGTATTTTGGGGCGGAGAACTTGTAGATGCAACTAGTAATCCAACAGTAACTATATATGACATTACTGAAGATCCTGCTATAAGTCCGTTAATTAATCCTGGAACTATTTTGTCTGTATTAACTTCAATTAAATCAGATTATGATCCAGGAACCTATTATGTTTTAGTTCCATTAGATTATGCTAATAGACCTAGAGAATTAAAATTAGTTTGGAATTATTCTGTTAATGGAACTGCTATACAAAAACAACATGATTTATATGTAGTTACTCCATATACTGATATAGCACAAGCTATAGATGTTTTAGGAGTAAGTTCAGATCCATCTGACCCTAAATATAAAACTTATTATGAATTATGTGAAGCAGAAAGATATGCCAGAAAAATTATTGAAACATATACTGGTCAACAATTTTATCTTTATGATGATGTTCATACAATTTATGGAGCAGGAACAGAAGTACTTCCTCTTCCCTATAGGCTGTCAGAATTACATGAACTTTATCAAAACGATGTATTGTTAATTGACACTATAAATAATGTTTATAATTCTGTATACGATATTATAGTTTCAGAAAGTGGATTTGGAATTAGAGTTGATAGATCAAATCTTTTAGATAATACTGTATATGCGGCTAATGGAATGGTTCCTCCATCAATAAACGATACGTCATTTGGAGTTTTTGCAAAAGATTCTGTATATCGTGTTGCTGGAAGATATGGCTGGGACCATGTTCCAGATGAAGTAGATGTTGCTTGTATTGAACTAATGAAAGATTATTTTGGTAAAGATAACGTATGGCGTAACAAGTATGTAAAAAATATCCAGATGTTTGACTGGCAATTTGAATATGCTTCATCGGCTTATTCTGGAACTGGTAACGCTTATGTTGATCAAATACTTCTTCCATATGTCATAAATCAAATGGTAGTAATTTAAATGTATCAAGTCATCGATGCCTTTTTTTCAATGACTATGGATGTTTATAAACAATATGACATTCAAGATGGCAATACTGGAAATATTAAAAAAGAATGGCAATTCTATAAAACTATTGAATGTCATGCCAAAGGAATAGTCAGCAAGACTGGATCAAGAAGTGGCGACAAACAGATCTTTGATAATCGCTATATAAATGAGCAAATAATAGAAGTTAGAACTTCTGAAAAGCTTACAATAAGAGAAAAGATTACAAATATTTGTAGTTCTGATGGGGATGTAATTTGGGAAGAAGTTAATTTCCCAACCAATACTCCAACCGTATTTGAAATAATTGGAACAACTCCCTTGACCGACCCTTTTGGTAAAATTTTAGGATATAACTCATCAATGAAAAGATCGGAGAATCAATTAATTGGCATCTAGCGATATGCTTATGTATGCCGCAAGCGGTCTAGAAAGATTGATGATAGGCGGTAGAAATAGCAAAAACATTAAAGATAGTAATGTAGCACAAATATCTGCTTTCATTTATTATGAGGCTAGCGTATTGGCTCAATTAGAATCTAATAAAAATTTTAAAACAAAATTTAAATCAATTATATTTAATCAATTAAGAAAAGACTTTTCTTTATATATAGACGCACAGGCTAGAACTAAGCCTAAAAGCCTTCACCATGTTTACGAATGGTCAAAGCCTGGAAACCCAGCAGCAAGACTATTTGATTTAAATTTTATTGAATCCAGTGGATTATCATTTAAATTAGATTATGAATTACTTAAATCTAAATCTTACGTTCCTAATAAAAAAGGTGGCAAAAAATATAAGTTTGTTGAAAAGGCATCTGTGATGGAATCTGGAATGCCCGTCATAATTGCTCCAAGGTCTTCTAAGCGGTTAGTATTTGAAATCAATGGTATAACAGTATTCATGCCTAAAGGGGCTTCAGTGGTCGTTAAAAGCCCTGGAGGAAAGGCATCCACAAATCAATTTAGTTTGGCATATAGCAAATTTTTTAGTGGACAATTAGTTAATGAATCATTTAAAAAGTCGGGATTTCAAAAAATATTTAGTGGTGGCATAAATAAATCACTTGAGGTACCATTAGATATAAAGAAAGTTAAATATGCATTTTCTCCTAATACGATTAAATCTGAAGCAGATGCAGCATTATCATTATCATTTGGAGGGGCATTATGACAGACTATAAATTAGACGCAATGATTGAAGTAAGAAAGTATTTATGGGAAGAAATGATTGCTGCAGGTATATTTGTGGAGTCAGATTATTTTAGCTCTAATACAAATTCAGTCATTATTCCAATTATTCCAGTACAGCAACAAACAGAGCTAAATCAATTTTTGAACGGCAAGAAGCATATAGTGTATGACAAGATAGGGATGTCCTATGAAGACCTATGGGTTATTTGCTGTGAGCAGATCCTATTTACTATATATTCAGTAGACGTATCTGAAATAAATGAAATAAGAAACTTTATGACTGATTTATTTAGACGTATGGATGAGTCTGCAAAAGATATGAATAGATGGGCTAATATTTCAGATAAATTTAAATTTCATAGTATATATATAGCAGATATATCTGCAGTAAGCCCGTCCCAAGAATTACAGGGATTCCTTTCCGCCGATGTTGTTCTAGAGATCAAATATTCAAGACACGTAGATTCAAGCGGCAGATTCCTGTAGGTTGCTTTTTCATCTAAAACCCCTTATTATTAGCTTAAGAGGAAAAGCCTAGCCAGCACAGATTTTTTAGATTAAATTAGTTTTATAATAGGAGGAAAACCACTATGGCATTAACATCAAATAGTGCAAAAAACATTATCGTTGGAGCATCACCATTGTTTCTTAGTACAACAACTACTGGAGACTCAAAGCTTGATCCAACAGCTGGTGCTGATAAAATCGCATTCAGCCCAACAGCATCTTATACAGATACTTTGAATAATTCAGTTGCAGGAAAATGGCGTAACGTAGGTTACACAAATAATGGTCTACAGATTACTTATAACCCAACATACGGTTCAGTAACAGTTGATCAACTTCTTGACAGCGCAAAGCTATTCAAAGAGTCTATGGAAGTTATGATTGCAACCGAACTTGCTGAAGGTACTTTAGAAAACGTACTTGCAGTATTCGGACAACCTGGAGGATCAGCAGCCATTACATCAGTCTCAGCAGCAGAAACTCTAACAACAGCAGATCCAACATATACAACACCTAAGGAATTAGGTCTAGCAGCTGGAGCGCTTCTTGCAGCACCAGTTGAGCGTCAGCTTGTAGCAGTTGGTCCAGCACCAGAATATGGTATTACAAATTATTTAAAGAATGAAAGAGTTTATTATGCACGTCGTGTACTATCTGTACAACAGTCACAGTTCTCACTTGCTCGTAATACACCAACTACATTCCCAGTAACATTCCGTCTTCTACCAGAGTCAGCATATGCTGGTTCAGAATACGGCAAGATCATCGACAGAGTATTTGCTTAATACTACTTGTAAAAATAAATTTAAATTAGGAGGCACATAAATGGCATTAACACCCAACAGTGCAAAAAATATTATCGTTGGAGCATCACCGCTGTTCCTTAGTGTAACAACTGCAGGAAGCTCAAGCCTTGACCCAACAGCAGGTAGCAATAAAGAAGCATTTGTCTCAACACAATCTTACACAGCTACTTTAAATGCAGCAACAACCAAATGGCGTAACGTAGGTTATACTAATAATGGTTTGCAGATTACTTACAACCCAACATATGGATCAGTAACAGTAGATCAGCTTCTCGATAGCGCAAAGCTATTCAAGGAGTCTATGGAAGTTATGATTGCTACAGAAATGGCTGAAGGTACTTTAGAAAACGTACTTGCAGTATTTGGTCAGCCTGGAGGTTCTACAAGTATCACAACAGTGTCAGCTTCAGAAACTCTAACAACAGCAGATCCAACATATACAACACCTAAGGAATTAGGTCTAGCAGCTGGAGCGCTTCTTGCAGCACCAGTTGAGCGTCAGCTTGTAGCAGTTGGTCCAGCACCAG